TCATTCTTCTGTCCCCTCCATAAAGTAAACAGCCTGTAAATTAATCATCTGTCCTACTCGAATGACATCGTCTATTGATACCGATTTGATAGCCTCAATCCAATCTAACCAACTTAAATTTCTATTTCCTAAGGTAACTTGATTATATACTTGTTCTATCAAATTATTCTGCCTATCTTGAGCCAAGGTTGCTGAATGAATCAACATGTTTTTTGTCAACTCTAATTCTTCTTCTGTAAATTTACCACATTTTAAATCAAGTAGTTGTTTACTAATTAACTTCATTACCCTGAGTCTGTTTTCACGGCTAATTCCAGCATAGACCTTCAGCATTCCTGAAAAAATAGAGACCTGACTACCAATTGTATAGGCCAAACTTTCTTTCTCACGAACATTCATAAATAACTTCGAATGAGAGAAAGCACCCAGTAGACCATTAAATACCATCAAAGCCGGATAGTTTACATCGTTGTAAACCACTTGTAAATGATATGCCAATTCCAAAATGGACTGCCTTGCCTGTTTACGCTCGATTTTTTCTTGCGTGATGTTTGAGTATTCCTGGTGATATTCTAGCTCTAATTTTGGATTTCTATAAGTAAAACCAAAATCTTCAAGTTTTCTTTTGACTTGTTCTCTGTCAACCTTCCCTAAGACAAATATATCAATTTTATCCATACGCAACATATTCCGATAAATCTGAAAGGTTGATTCTGCTGTTTCTTTTTCAACCAAATCAAGCCTACCGACGCGTGGAATTTGAAGAGAGGGATCTTTATAAAAAAGCTTACTCATTTCAACATCTGCATGATAAAAATTATCTTCTATCTCTGACTGAAGAAAATTGATTAAATTCGTTTTTTCAACCTCGAAAATCTGGCTATCAAATCCTCGCCCCTTTTTCAGTGGTCTAAATATACATGTGTATAAAAAATCAAGAATCTCCACTGTAATATCCTCATTTTCTGGTAAGTGACGAGGACTGACATATGAAATTGTCACATCTACACAGTGCACCTTACCACGTTTCGAAACTGAGGTCGAGAACTGAGCACCATACAATTCTGCCAATCTTCTCCGAACAGCCTGAGCAGTCTGAAATTCTTGGTTACCCATTTCAAAAATATTTGCAACTAACACACGACCAGCAACTGTAGCCTCACTCATTTCAGCTGCAAAGCGAATACGTATACGGTTTGTCGTAAACTGATCTGTATCAATAAAATGAAGATCTACTCCCTCTTGTAATTTCATCGTCTTCCTCTTTCAAACATTGTACCTTCCATTATACCATTTTGTGATAAGGTATGCTTGGCTTTAGCATTTGGTTGCTTTACACGCCTTTTTAGTTGATTTTACTGGATTTTTGAAAAAAAGTGTAAACTTTATACAGCGTTACATTTCCCTAGAAAGTGTACAAAAAGGGGAATAAAAAAAGCCTATCATTTATAGCATGATAGACTAAAAATAATGAGTTCAGCAGGCAAGGACTAGCGTATCAAATTGATACGCTTTTTTGATTGCTGGTAAGTGTATTATACCATGTTTTTACTGTATCCTACTGTGTTTTACTGTATCCGTTCAAAATTACCATTTTGGCGAAATAGACTGCGGCGCGTGGTTGCTAATTGCTCAAAAAATTCAAAAAGGGAAAATCGTGCACGGAAGAGGGCGGCGTTGTTTATTCCCGAACGGTCCCAAACTTAACTATCCAAATACTGCAATAGTGAGCCCTCTCGGTACTGACCGGCGAACTCTTTCAAAGCTTCATTTTTAGCCAAGTAGTAAGTGCTTTCAGCTATCCCGAGTCGTTGTGTCTGCTCTGCTGTTCGTATCTTGTCGGGTGATATATAACTCATGATAAGTATAGCTCGATGTCTTGGTTTAGCTATTGCGTTGACTGCTTTTATAATCTCATTCACTTCTTCAGGGGCTTTACGTTGCCAGTCATATATCCTGCCCTTGTAGTCTTCGGGGTCAAACTCAAATAGTTTCACAGTCCAATTCTCATCTACCTGTATCATGTCATAGTGTAAAACTGCCACCCTGCACCATCTATGAAACTCTTTCAGTTTTCTTTTTGCTAGTTGTTTGCTCAAGCTCTTCCAGTCCTTTCTTGTGATAGTCATATAGGCTACTCTGGGAATAGTAGGGCAGTGCCCGCTTAATCATTGGCCAAGAATAGCCGTTTACGTACTTCAACCGCATTATCAGACTGACAACTGGGTCAGTGATTGCATCGATGCGGGCGGATAGTTCGCTATAATCAGCATACAACTGTGCTAGGTCAGCTTCTAGTTGCTCAATCTTTTCAATCCGTTTGACAACCTGGTCTTCTGTATTGTTCTTCTTGGATCGTGTTACCCTCTGACTTTGATAGTCTGGTGTGTTGACAATGCCAGCCCTCAAGGCTTCTATCTCTCGTTTCTTTGACTGTACCAGCTTTTCAAACTTAGCCAACTGTTTTAGATCCACGCCACGCACCTCCGTGTGATATAATGGTTTTAGGTTTTATTCACAAGTCAGTGCGTGCGCATTGGCTTTTTTGTTTAATCACGCGCCACCGTATCTGAAACATTGTCACCGTGACAACCCTCTCAGCCAATAGTATTTATTCCGCATCTTCAGCAATGATTGCTCGTAACTCTTCAACCGTCAAATCTTCAAATGGATTATGAGGCGCAACGGATACCATACCATCATGTTCAAGTTTTGTCTTGGTTTTAAATTCATCATCTTTCCGCTCTAAATACCATTTGGAAATAGCCACGTCTCCATCCTCTATGGCGTTAGATATGTTCAACTTTGCGCGTGTTTTCAGTCGTTGCTTCAGTAGCTCTTTTCGGTCAGAAAACTGTGGATTTTTCTTGCAATAATCGTATAGTGTCGGCTTTGAGATATCCGCATATAAGCAAGCTTCTTCGTCGCTTAAACCTCTTAAAAATGCTTCCTCTAATTTCTTTACCGTTCCTTGTGTCATTTTTGTAGGTCTGCCACCTTTATTTTTTATCATGTTATTCCTCTCTAATTTTAGCACAAAAAGAGGCAACCGCCTCTCTCTGCTATTCTGCTGAATACTTCCACAAAGCGCAATAGTTATCTTCGGTATCAAGCTCCTTCAGTAACTTTCTTGCTTCATCATCTACGGCCGTCATATTCTCCCATACCCCATTCACTGCCATATCAGGATAATCATCGTCTAGCACGCTGTCAGCTAGCTCCATCAGTTCAAGCTCTAACCCAGCCACCTTTTCAAGTAAGCTGTCAAAGCTCTCTGACTGCTTGAGTTGTTCCACGCGCTGACGGATATACTCTTGTTCAATTTCCTGTACTTGTTCGTAGTCGTCCAAGTCTTCGCCTGTTAACTCATCAGGATTGTTGTAGTAGTCTTGGAAACTTTCACAAATCCGCTGGAATACTTCAGTAAGTTCAGTGTCTGCCACATATTCCACCGCCAAACGGTTGTAATCTCCGCCCACTTTGTCACTCTTATAATGCACTTCGATAGCTGGTTGCTCAAATGTTCCTGTCATGTAGCCTATAAGCGCGTGACCTGCAACTTGTGCGGTGTCAAAGTCTTTGAATGTGTAGTTAAATGCAAATGTGTTTGGTGTGTCTGAAATAGTTTTTAGTGTCATGTTGTTATTCTCCGTTTCTGTTATTTGTATAGGACCATCAGCCCTGTATTTGTTTCTAATTGCTCAAAATGTCCTGCGGTTGCTTCGGTATATTTCACGTCAACCACTTCAACGCCTGCCATAAAGTCGTTTACCTGGTTTTCAAAATCTTGTATGGTTTGGTTATGGCATTGATAAAATGGTTTAATTTTTATGTTTTTCCTCCATTTTTAGTCAGACCCCTGATACTTTTACAGGGGTATGCTCAGACCCCTGATACCGCTAAACCCTTGATTTTACTGGATTAGTACACGGGTACAGGGGGTATCAGGGGTTTGCTTATATACTTTTATCATTTTTTTGTTTTAAAACTAATAATATATATGTGTTTTATGTCTCATTTTTCTTTTTTTCTTTCCTCTCTCTATATATACCCCTGTGTACCCCTGAACCTAGTAAAATAATGATAGCTAGATGGTTGATACGACTGGGTTTGTGAGGGTTCAGGGGTCTGGCTCAAACCCCTGTACCACCCCTGTACACCCCTGTTACCTCAAAGAATATGGGTAATGTCTTCAAATACCTTTAATTCTTTGTTTTTTTCCTCAGGAATGAAACTTTCAAAGCGTTTAGTATTGCTTACGATGTAAACAGTTACCAATCTGCCATTTACCTTTTTTCTCTTTGGCTCTACCCCGATAGTCTCCAGTGCATTTTTTGCCTTGATGCCATTAGTGCCGTAGGTTTTTCTGAAAAGCTCTTCTACTGGCAAATTATCTGTTCTGATCAAATGCTCTTGATAACTTAGTGCATTCAGTAGTAACATTTGAAAATCATCCAAGTCCACATCATTAAAAACTTCAACAGATTTCCACTCGAATTTTTTCCCCTGTTCCTTGAAATAGTCCAAGCTAGTTAGCAAGAAACCAATACAGCCATCTATTTTTGGGGACTTGTCGGGGTACGTGAATGCTTGCCAATATTCGGAAAAGATTGCTTCACGCTCTGTATCTGTCTCGCCTTCTGGTCTGTCTTGGTATTGTATCAGTACTTTGCGCCCGTTCATTTCATCAGACAACGATACATTTCTGTTAGTATCAATACATAACACGCTAGACAACTGTACAAGCCCTTGGTTACCTCCAACGCTTCGGGCGACGTGTGTTTTTTCGGTTGCGATAATCTTCAGCACCCTTTCAACCCTGTCGCCTACTATGTCGCCTTGCTCGGTTGCCAAAGCCATCTCACCACCAGAAAATAAAGCCCACGCATTGAGTGCATCGAACCCCCTTGAAATAAGGTTATCCAATTCCACATCTATCTTGTTGAATAGTCCAGATAATGCAATATGTCGCAATCCTTTTCCTGTTCGTACTCCAGATTTTGAGATGAAAAAATTAGTCTTTGATCGTAAACCGCTGGCAACCTGGGCCATGTAGTAGGTTTGTAAAGTCGCATTGTGTAATGAAAGTTCATCAGCTATTACATACTTTAGAAACTTGTTAGCCATAGCCTGTCCATCTTTGGCGGTGTTGTAGTCCACTGGGTAGAATTTAAAATAGGATTGTTCTTCATTTGGGTTAGTCCTATAATAGCGGTGTTCTTTCAAGTCAATAATAAAGTCATTTCCTGCTATCTGGTAAGGCTGTAACGTTCGTACTGGTTCAATTTTGATATTGCTGGCAATGCCTGAAAGGATTTCCAGTACATATTCCCCATCACGTTTAAATCCGTATAGGTTTTGTATGGTGATTTCATCCATTAGAACAGCTTGCTTGTTGTTTACGTCGTATAATTTACCACCATAGAACACGAACCGCCCTAACAGATAATCAGTGACCAACTTAGCAAAGGGTGAGAAATTCATGTCGTAAGTGATTTGAATATACTCCTTTTTGTTGTCGCCCTTTCCTTTGGTCTTCTTCTCAAATGTTGCGGATATGTATTTTTTTGTTGTGCCATTCTGCTCGGTGATGTACATGATCCTGTTATCAGGAATGAATACAGTTTTTCCGTTGTACCATGCATTATTCAAGCTATCAACTGCCACAATGTTATACAGTTGTCTCTTGTAGTCTGCTTTTAGTTTAGACTGTCCAAACTCCGCCTCATTCCAATTCAGTTGTAAAATCTCTTTTAATTGTTTCAAACAGTCACCCCCTCAAAGAATGATGTTGCCACTTGTAAGAAATAGCTTGCTAGGTCGCCACGTTGAGTGAGATTGGCAAAGATTTCAATTGCTCCTATCATGTCCATACCGTTGATATAAAGCTCTCTGACCAAGTAAGCCACGTCAGCCCGTGAGTTAACACCGTACTTCAGTAACTCCGTTAGCATCGGCGTATAGATATAATCAATGTTCACTCGCATTTTGTCCAAGTTGTGCCGTTCTAGTTTCTCCATCTTCTCCAATAGCTCGTTGCTTATCATAGCTATCTTTTTATCTCTGACCAACTCCCAACCGTCCACCTCTTCGGGGTAGTCTTTGATGATTGTTACCATCAACCCTTGATAGATGAAACCAGTCATATAGGTATCAAATGGCAAAAAGTAATAGAACTTGTAGAAATCCCCTTTCTTGAGTGCTTGGGTTTCTGTGATAGATAACTTCTTCATGTTCTCCTTGTTGGTTGTGATCTCAATTAGGCTATACATGTCACTTCCTCCGTTTCTTCTTCAGCTTTTTAAGTCTTTGCTGTTCTTTGACCTGTTCAAAAGTCGGGCGACGGTCTTTGTATAGTTTGATATTGTGATAGTGTCCACTGCTGTCTGCTGGATGTATGCTATATCTTGCCATTTTCCACCCCCAAAAATTTCAGAATATCACTGACCCTATAAAAGATTTTCCTAGTGTCTTCTAGCGGGGGCTGGTAACGTCTTAGCCCATTATCTTCCCAACGTTTCAAGGTCTTATCCTTTATGCCTAGTTCATCTTTAACCTGTTTGGCTGTGATTAGTCCCGTTAACCTTGGTTTGACTTTCTCACGCGCCTCCAGGTACTTTCCAACCATATCCAGCAAGCCATTAGTTAGATCTTGCTCGCTCTCTCTGCTTAGGCTAAACATCTCTATACTTCCTCCAGTCTTCTAAGTCAGCAGTCAAAAGCGCGTGAATACGCTTATGTTCTTGGTCGTATTGCTTTTGGAGCGGTAGCACTCCAGCAAGTCGCTCAGTTTCATTCTGGGGGATATAGTAGCCCCCTTGTTTGTTATCTCGTCCACCGCAAACGGGAATACCGTAGTCAACTATTAGCTGGCGTATATGTTCCCTTATGGTTCGGACGTCCAAGCCTGTCAGCTTCTCAATGTCTGGGGCGGTGATTGGCAAGTCCATTCCAAGCGGTAGGAGCTTGAAAACTTTGTGTAAGTGTTCTGGTAACTTGTTTTCTGTCATGCCTGTGCCTCCAGACTAGCGATTTTGTATTTTATCCAAAGTAATTTAGTATCGTGGTCCATATCAAGATAACACTGCATTTCTTCTGGTGTAGTGTGTTTGAGAATAGTCTCTGTTATGTGTTCAAGTTCTGCCTGTGTCATGTCCATCCTCCTAATTGTAATATCTGCTCTGTGCTTGAATATAAGCCCCGTAATTCGCATTTGTCAGCCGTCTGGTATGTTTACCCTCTGGTTTGGTTTTTGGCTTGCTATGGAGCTGATACGTTCCTAGATGTAGCCATAGAAAGATATTCAGCGGTGTTAGTATTGCGATAAGCGTTAACGCTGTTTCAATTGTCATTTCTTGCATTATAGTAACCCTCGCTCTTTTAGATCTTCGATAACTAGACTGCGCAAATAGGTCCAAGTGGAAGCAGTAGCGTGTGTAATGCCGTTACTCAAATTATTTTCTTTGATAGCCTTATCTAAAAAATTGAATAGCAACCACTCAGGGGCTTTCTTGTATCGCTCCGTGATTTCATTGTCGTGCTTTTTAAGCTCTCCAAGCAAGTTGTTTACATTCGCTTGATAAAACTCTTCATGGTCCGCCTCAGCCACTTTATAAGCCTCTGAAAGCCTGTAAAACTCCATCCAGAGTGTTGTAATAGCCGTCCTACACTCTTCAGCGATTTCAGTAGCTCCCTTGTGACCTTTGGCGACATGCCACTCGCTCAGAATGTCCAATTTTTCTTCTGCGACTTGTAACTTTTCTTCAAACTGTTCAAAATACTGTTTCATGTAGTTCTTACCTCGTTTTCTCTGTAATTGGTTTTTACTATACGTGTTTGCGGTCTTTATTTCCTAATTCCTAAATTTGACGGCGGTAGCTCTTCTTTTGGTGTTGCTTGCCATGGTTTGACCATGGTTACAAAGGTCTGGAGCTGGCTCAAATCCTTGTAAATTGCCTGTAAGTCACTTTCTGCCATGATTTCCGTCAGCTTACTTCTGATGTAGGCAAGTTCGGGCGATTCGTCTATCTGCGGTGTCGGTGTCGGTTCCGATGCTGGTGTTTCATTCAAAGCTTGCTCCATCTTCTCAAAACTCTCAATAAATAGCATTTTTTCTTCTTGATAACCTTGGATGTTAAACAAATACAAGATACAGCCTTTTTTGTTTATCAGAATTTCACGGTATTCTTGTTTGTTTTGCTCATGGATGTAGCTGGATTCGATAAAATAAGGCTTTTCGGGGGTCTGCTCAAATCTGGGCAACCCCGCTTTTATCTCATCCATATCACGCAATACATTCCTGTGTTGCTTATTAAATTTCTCTGCAATCATTCGGCTAGTGGTGTACGGCACGCCATCCACTTCAATCAGGTTCAATAAATTACCATGGTTGTCACTCGTCTGGAAGATGTCAGAAAAAGCCTTATCCATTGTGAAAAGTGTTGGCTGTTCAGTTTGTCCGTCCAATAGTTGCATGATACGATAAGCACTCAAAGCGCCTGGCTTTGAAATACCATTCAACCAATCGCTGACATTATATTCAGGAATGCCAAGTTGTTCAGCTATTTCAATAATTGTTAGGTCATTTTGTTCTTTAAATCTCCTTAAGTTCATAATGAGATTGTTTGCCGTTTTGTCACTCATTCGGCTTTTTTGTGCGATATAATTCTTACTTGCTAGAAAAATCTTGATATTATCCAAATTCTCTTCTGTCGGTAAGTATTTTTTACTTAGCCATGCTTGAATGGTTGCAATTGGGTAGCCTATTTCATCAGATAAATTTCTCAAACTGATATTAGTATCGGCTTTATATCGTGTTAATTGCTTAATAAGTGCTTGTTTTGTTGCTCGTGTTGATGTCATAGTGATGTACCTCATTTTTTAATTTTTGGGTACAAAAAAAGTACCCTTGTCAGTGACAAAGGTACGCCAAAAAAAGACAAATACCCTTGTCGTGTGGTTGACTGAAAAGGGTACGCATGTTATAGTATTTACGTACCTGTTTTCAGGTCGGGGACTTGTTACACTATCGCTTTGGTCGGTTGAGAGTGTAGCAGGTCTATTTTTTTATTTTGTAAGATTTTCAAAGGCTTTTCGCAAAGTCTCGGGCTTAGTCAAGTTGTTATCTTCAGCGTACTTGTTTAGTTTGCTGTCCAATTCCTCGCTAATCCTAACGGTTAATTTTACCGTATTTGAGTTCACGCCTTTGGGGCGTCCTACTTTTTTGGGTGTGTCGGTCATTGAGTTCATCACTCCTTTCATGTCGACAAGAATAATTATATTCATGTCGTCAATAATTGTCAACCCCTAAACCAAACTTTTTTAAAAAAATGCGTACCCTATTCAATTTTCAATGAACTTGTGCTATAATATAGCCATACCATATTCCTAAAACCCTTTTAATAACAGCTTGCCTGCTTGTTAATTTTGTTTTAGTTAGTGCTTAAAAGGCTTTGCTGGTTGGTCCCTGTTAAGCCTTTTTTTGTTGCTCTCACGCACCTTGGTGTGCGTTTTTTAGTGGTCTGAATACCATGTTTTTAATATCTTGGTATGTCATGTCTAGGTTAATCAAAGCAATAGCCATGTCTTCTAGTGCCTGGTACCTGATAAGTTCCTGACTGGTTAGGCTGTCAATGCCATTAAATCCGCCACGGTGTGCCACTAGCTGGCGTTTGTTCATTCCAGTAGTTCCCTTTAGCAAGAGGTTTGTAACCGTGCTATGCGCGTGTTTTGGGGCTTCCTGCCATGTTTCAATAGCTTCATGTAGTGCCTTACGCTTAGGCTTCTCTAATGCCCTCTGATATCGGAATTGTGCCAGCTCGTCCCGCATTTCAAAGAATGCTCGGACTAGGTTCTTTTTGAACGTTCTTACTAACTCAGTATTTTTCAGATAAGTAATTAACAAAGTAGCTTGTTGTTCATTCAGAATGTAGTCCCGTACCTTCTGCCCTGATGTTGAAGGTGCATTTTTAAAAAGCACCTTGCCAAACTGTTCGAAATCTTTTCTGTGCTTGTTAAGTAAGTTTTTAATATGCCTGTGGTTGACCTCTGCGCATTCTGCTACAATACTGCTCAATGTATACGGCTCTTTCTTGCCGTCTAAGTAAACTAATTCCATGCTTTCTTACCTCTTTCTTTACTTTTGCATACTTTAAATTAAAAAAATATGTCTTCTAGTGTAATATCAGGGAACAATGGTAGAAGTAGCTGTTTAAACTTTAACTTTTCATCATCGCTAAAAGAGTTTTTACCAACTTCTTTATTGTGATAACTTTGTTTTGTCATTCCTAACTTTTTTCCAAGTTGTTCCTGTGTCAACCCCAACATGTTTCGATAACCTCGAATTTTGTTTTTTCTGGTCATTAAATCACCTCCTTTACTTTTGCATACCTAGACTATAACACCTTTTTAAAAATAAATCAATACTTTTCTTTACTTTTTTTAAAAAAAAGTTTATTATGTAGTTATTAGGAGGTGTTTCCGTTATGAATAACAATGTTCAAGTAGGGGAAAGAATCAAACAAATCCGCCTTTCATTAGGTGAATCTATGGAGAAGTTCGGGGAACGTTTTGAAACTTCCAAGGGAACAGTTAATAACTGGGAAAAAGGAAGGAATTTACCGAATAAAGAGAATCTTAAAAAAATCTCTGAATTAGGTCAAATGACTGTAAATGAACTTCTATATGGAAACGTTAATAATCTCATTGAGTCTATTTTGTTGGGGTTTGAATTCTATAGTTTTGCTGATGAAAATAAGAAAAAACGTGTCTTTGAACTTGTACAAAAAGAGGTGAAAGACTTTCCACATTTGCTTACCTCAGATTATAATGATGAACTCATAGAAAAAATTTCAGATATTGTTGTAGATATTATCAATGGATTAGATGGGACAAATGAATCAGCATTAAGGGCGAGCTATGAAGCATTCAGTGTTTCAGGAATCGAAGATATGTTTTACAGAACAGTAACCACTAGCGAAATAGAAATTCGTTACAATTACAGCTTGATGATGTACCAGAAGAATTACAAACTAAAAAAAATATTACGTGAAGGTATGGATGAACAACTTTATAAAAAATTAGAATTTGTTCATAAACAAGCAGAAGCCGAAGTCACAAAAATAGCTAGGGAATTAGATTATAAACTTTATAACTCCGATGAATCAAAAAAGGAAACAAAAAAACAAATATTTGATTTGATTGACAAGATTCAGTCCATCGTTCCAAAGCCACTTCGGACTAAAAAAATTAAAAAAAATATCGATGTATGGGTACATAACAATTTCAAGGAATTGATAGAATCGCCTGAAAGTCTTTCTGAACTAATAAATACAGGAGCATTGAAAAAAATGACATTGGGTGAAATTGAACCAAACTATATAGATATGACAAAATTGATTGAACCTGATGAAGACTAGCCCTCACCACGTTCAAACACTTCTCTGGTACATTTACCCTACCAAGTTATTCCACGCGCCCAGGGGCTTTCTAGTGGACTGTGTGGAGTGAAAAAAGTCACGGTTAGTCACTAGATGAAAAAAGTCGGATTTTGTCGGTTGCTGAAAAACTCAACAAAACTCAATAGCTAAAAAACTCAACTTTTCTCAATAGCTGAAAAAGTCAGGTTTTGTAAGGTTGCATATTTTAGCAATTTGTCTGCGCGTGATACTATCATCGTCCAAGGCAGTAAAATACCGTATAATGCCAGTCTATTTTGATACTATCCTACGTTTCTTGCATTCTGGGGCAGTAAAACGCAACATAATGCCGTTAAACCATTTGACAACTGAATAAAGGGGTGCTATACTTGGGGTAAGATGATGAAAGGATTTCACTTTGACAAGTAAGTCCAAACAAAAAGCCCCCAACGGTCCGAACGTTGAGGGTTTTTATTTTGCCCCGAAAGGCTTTACTTGTTGCGGTTGTTTAGCCAATACTCAAACAATACTGTTAGAATACCAACCAACAAAGGCAAAAGAAACGTGATGATGATGGTTTCATTTGACAAGTAAATCACCTCCCTTCAATAAAATCCGGGGGCTTGTCTATCATATCAGAATATTATCCACCCTGTCAAACGCTCTAAAACGCCCATATTCGCATTTTAATCTTGACCGATATATTTACCCTACTAAGCCAAAATAAACGAAAATAGAGCTATTCTCGTGGCTTTACGCATGATATAAAACCTTTACGGCTTGCCTGCTGATGATAGAAAGGGAATATCATGAAAATAACTGAGGTAAAAAAGAAAGATGGTAGCATTGTCTACCGTTCCAGTGTTTACCTAGGAGTAGATGCCATCACTGGTAAGAAAGTCAAGACTAATATCACGGGTAGGACCAAGAAGGAGGTTAAGAACAAAACTCAGCAAGCTATTGCAACTTTTAAAACAGACGGGGCAACACGCTACCAAAGTGCTACCATAACCAATTATCAAGAGTTGGCAGAATTGTGGTGGAATAGCTATAAGCACACAGTAAAACCAAATACCCGTGGGAACATCAGGGGCTTACTGAAAAATCATGTTATACCACTTTTTGGAGCCTATAAGCTCGATAAACTGACGACCCCACTCCTCCAAAGCATCGTCATCAAATTAGCAGACAAAGCAAATACAGGGGAAGCTGGTGCCTATCTGCACTATGACAAAATCCACGCGCTGAACAAACGTATATTGCAATACGGTGTTGTTATGCAAGTTCTGCCATACAATCCAGCTCGGGAAGTCATATTGCCCAGGAACGCAAAAAAAGCCACTCGGAAGAAGGTAAAACATTTCAACGACGAGCAGCTTAAACAGTTTCTTGACTACTTGGACGGCTTAGACTTAACCAATTACAGAAACCTCTATGAAGTCACCCTATACAAGTTCTTGCTGGCCACTGGTTGCCGTATCAATGAGGTGCTGGCACTGCACTGGTCAGATATTGACTTGAACAACGCCACGGTCAGCATCACGAAGACACTAAACCGCTATGGATCAATCAACTCCCCAAAATCAAACGCTAGCATACGTGATATAGACATCGATAGCCAGACAGTAGCCATGCTGAAAGAATACAGACGGCGACAGATACAAGAGGCTTGGACCCTCGGACGTTCTGAAACGGTAGTATTTTCCGACTTTATCCATGACTATCCTGAGGATAAGACCCTAGGGAACAGGTTGACCACACGCCTGAGGAATATCGGACTGCCTAACATCGGCTTTCACGGTTTCCGCCACACGCACGCTAGTTTGCTGCTTAACTCCGGAATACCCTACAAGGAACTCCAGCATCGTCTTGGTCATTCTAGAATATCAATGACCATGGACATCTATAGCCACCTCTCAAAAGAGAATGCAAAAAATGCTGTTACATTTTATGAAAAAGCTCTCGGGAATCTTTGA